ATATTCATTCGCCAATATGTGTCCAGTTAAATCGTTCTCGTGCACTCGCTGCATGATGATGACAAATGCACCAGTCTTTGGGTCGTTGAGTCGGGACTGCATAGCTTGATCCCACCACTCAAGAACACCTTCCCTCACTGCGGAGGATTCAGCCTCACGGACATTGTGCGGATCGTCAATGACAATGATGTCGCCACCCTCACCAGTCAAAGCACCATCAACAGATGTGGCTATCCTTTGTCCTGTTTTGTCATTCTCAAATCTTTGCTTTTGATTCTGATCGCCGGTGAGACTGAATGAATCGCCAAAGTGATCTTTGTACCAAGGCGAATCAATTAAGCGTCTGCACTTTACCGAGTCTCTGACGGAAAGTGAAGCTGCATATGACGCAAACAAAAATCTTTTTTGCGGCTGGATGGTCCATGTCCAAGCAGGCAAAGCAACAGCAACCGATATTGACTTCATGTGTCTCGGTGGTATGTTGATGATCAGTCTCTTTATTTTACCCTCAACGACAGCTTGCAAATGTTCGCTGATAGCGTCTATGTGCCAGTTGTCAAAGAACTCTCTTCCTGGTTCAATTGTTGCCCAAGAGCTCTTGGTAAACTCCTTCAGAGACCTCCTCATCTTCTCCGCTCTCACTTCCCTCAATGACAGCGTGTTCAAGAACTCGTTCAATTGTGGTGAGGTCATTGTCGCTTAATCTGGAGATGTCCAGAACCTTCCTTTCTTCTATTTGTGCTTTAACTTCTACTGCTTTCAAATCTGGGACACATTTTCCCAAAAGTGTTTTTGCAGCCATGACACGCAACTCTGGGTCAGCAGATATTTTTCCTGCTGGTGTTGCCAATCCCTCAGAGTCTTTTACGTAAACCGGAAACATTTCTTTGCCTTGCATGACTGCAGCAAGAAAGCCGACAGGATCAGCTTGACCCATGATCCAGTTGATTGTTGCGTGATGATTCCATTTGTATGGACGTTGCCGAGCCTTCTTTTGATTCTTCATTGGCTCAACTGACTTGAATGTTCCGTCCCATGCCTCTGGCTTAACAGGTGGTCCATCCTTGACAGGACGCTGCACGATCATTTCCGGATCTTTTGGCTTTGCAGGTCGTCCTCTTTTCCTAGTCTCTTCTCCCATAATATATGCCTTTCAACCTTGGTTTCTGTGGTCAACAGTAAAACTAACTGTCATGATTATTACTTATTTTTGACAAAAAGAAAAGCCCAGAGTGATCTGGGCTTAGTTTTAGGGAGGAAAATATGCGTAAACTCGCTGCTTACTTTTTTATGATCGCTCTCATTGGCCAAAAAATCAAGTTTTATTTTTCTTGACTCTTTGTATTTCCAAGACCAACCACAACAAACATTATCATCACCCAGAGCACTATGACAAACTGGACAACTCTTCATCTTCCTCCTCCTGAACTGGCATAAACACCCACCTGCCTTTTGTATCTTCTGGTGAGCGTGCATAACATTTATTACACAACCACTGACCCTCAGAAAACTTAGCCAAGAACATTTCCCCAACTGATTGAGGTGCACCTGAACATCGCCTGCATTGTGGACCATGCCAATACCCATCATCATCCACATCCTGCTCAAACAAGTCCAGCATCGCAAGCCAGAAGTTGCTATGCGTTTCATTCTTAGCAACAACAGCTCGCTTTGCTGATTCTTCAGCGTGTATCTGATGCAGTGTCAACCCACAACAATCGCAAGTTTTATTTTTGCCTGACCACACGTGATAATCCATCAATCAACTCCCAAGAACTGACCAAGAGTTACACAAGAGCTCGTAGCAGTCCAAAGCTCTTGATCCCATGTTTGACAATTCAGCATGAAGTTGATCACGATGAACACAATGAAGAAAGAGATGACAACAGTCATCCCCAACCCAACAATAAACTCAATCAGCTTCATCATTGATTGCCTCCATGATTTTGAAAGACTTGACTAGGTGCGACTGACTTTGTTGCAAGTCAGAAACAACGTAATCCAAAAACTTCCTTTCATCTTCTGTTATGCCCTCAAGCAGATAAAGTTCCTGCACAGAACAGATTGCCTTGCCCAAACTTTTTTGAGCATTTTTGTAGTGATCAGCAATACTCATTTTGACCACCCACTGATAACTGAATAGCCGAGCATGTAGCTCAAACGACCATTCGCTGAATATCCCTCAACACAAGTGTCAAAGCCGGTTGCCTCTGCAGCTTTTTTTGCTTCGCTGAGATCACGGAACACTTTGTCCTCAACTGAGGAGTGTGGGATGTTAACAAGACGCAACTTGTAGATCATGATGTTTTCCTTTCTCAAAGGTTGCTGGGGAGAGGCTCATCCCCTCCCCAATGTTAGCTTAAAAGTTGTAGTCGTAAAACTTTCTTGGCTGTTCGGACAGAACATGCTTGCCCATGGTTGACTTCCAACCTTTCTTGCCGAGACGCACACGCAACACCTGACCATCGGGGCAAGACTTGTAGCCATAAGTTTGTTTTTCTTGGTTGACACAATGACCGACGAAGCCACCAGAAACGATCTCAGGCTTGAACTCTTCGTCCAGCTCAGCACTCATCGCCCTGACTTCAATGGTCTATGGCGAAACAACACGGATGATTTCAAATGGGTAAACATCAGACCAACCATGCATGTTCGCATACTTGTACTCAATCGCTTCAATCTCATACTGATATTCACGAGAGTAGTTGCCCATCTCTTTGAAAGTTGGCAAAGTAGCCATGTGCTCTTCAGCTTCATCACGAGTTGAAAACACAAGGTCAACACCACCCATCTGACGAACAAACTCAGTTTGCATGTCGGAGTGAGCGTTTGTGCCCTTGGCAAAGATGATGTAGTTAGCACGGATTTTGTAAACTGTAAGCATGATATTTTCCTTTCTCAATGTTTGGGATGATTCCCTTACTTTTTTATTCTCTCTCTTTCTGTCACAAAAAGCAACAAAAAAGTTAAAAGAAACTGCTTTTTCTTTTCAGCTATATCAACAACTTATGAATTTTTATGTGAAAAGTTCCCAAAGGCTGGGTTGCGTTTCCGGTGTTTTTTGAGTTTGGGAACCATCAATTTCACTTTTGATTCCAAAAACTTAGCCACAACCGAAACCGACGAAACCACAAATCCTGAAATTTTTTACACCTCAACACACACATGGATTTTCCCCTTATATAAAAGGTCATGCACTACGGGTCTTGAAAACGACGAAACTGGTTTCTCTGGGTTTTTCGGTTTCGCGATTGGTTTCTTTGAAAAAAACTTCTTTTCATTTGTTTTGTTTTCAGGCATACTAATTTTAACTGAGAAAGGAATCAACATATGAGATGTCCAAAATGCAGATCTGCGAAAAGCATAGTTGCTGACTCACGACCTCGTGATGATGACCATGCAACAATACGCAAACGTAAATGCACTTTTTGCAACAACATCTTTCATACTGTTGAGATCTTTTACACCAAGCCAAAAAAGGTCAAGAAGACTCCAGCACCACCAAAGCTAGATCCAAAAAGAATCAAAAAAGCTGAGATGGAAAAAAGGCTGAAGAGGATCAAACGCAAAGAGGCATTCCTCCGCATTGATTCAATGACTGATGATGAGCTTGAACAGGCAATGTTTTCGGGTCAAGATTTGAAAGACCTAGGAATCGACTGAGAAAGGAAAAAGCAATGCCAAAAGTTTATGTAGTGAATCGACCTGTAAAAAATAAGTTTGGTTGGGTGCCTGACTTGAGCGATGCCAGTAGGTATGGTTCAATTGAGGTAGTTTTTGAGCCCAACGACAAACCACAATTTTTGCCAGGACCAAGCGTCCAAAAGGCTCGTCGAATCATGAGGGACTTCTCGTCAGAGGATTACATCCTTTGGCCAGGAGGTGGTGACCCAATCGCTGTAATGATCACATGCATGATTGCCAGCGAGAAGGCTAACACTGTAAGAGTGCTCCGTTGGGAGCGTAACAATGATGAGGGTGAAAGGGATCGCCGGAAAGGTTGGTACATGCCTGTAGCTCTCGAACTGAGAAAGGAAGACTATGACAGATATAGATCTGCTTGAGGATGTGGCACCAGCATCCAATGAACTTGGTGCAATCGCTGACATGGCTCAAAGAATGTTTGATCTTGAGAATGAGATTAACAAGCTTGACGAGACATTGAAGCAAAAGAAGCAGGATCTCAAGATGTTGGCAGAACAGGACTTGCCTGACTTAATGCAAGAACTGAACATCAAAGATTTTACCTTGAGCAATGGTGCCAAGGTTGAAGTCAAAGATGTAATCTCAGCCTCAGTCCCATCACAAGGTGCGATTGATCGCATCAAAGATGAAGATGAGAAAGAGGCAATGAGGGATCTCCAACAGCAATGTTTTGATTGGTTGCGTGATAATAATCTTGGCAACTTAATCAAGAGCAATGTTGAGGTTCAGTTTGGTCGTGATGAAGATGAAGCATGCAATGCTTTTACAGAAGAGTTGCGTGACCGGAAACTTTATTACAAACGTGCAGTCGGAGTCCATCCTGGCTCTCTCAATGCAACTTTGAAAGAAAGGTTGAGCGAGGGCAAGGATGTTCCTGTAGAAATGTTCCGTGTTTACATGGGACGCAAAGCCAACATAAGGAGATAGTAAAATGGCTGAAAATAAAGTAGCAAAAAAGCAAGAGTCAAATGTTGTGGCTTTTGATGAGAGCATCCTGCTTCAGGATGTAGGTGCAGGCACTGAGGGAATGAAAAAAGAGGACATGATGATTCCTCGCTTGAGCATTCTTCAACAAATGTCTGATCAAGTTAACAAGCGTCATGGTTCATACATTGATGGTGCTGAGCCAGGAATGGTTATGGACAATGTAGCCAATATTGCGATTGATGGTGAAAAAGGTATCACTGTCATCCCAATCAGCTACAGACGTGCACACATTGAATGGAAAGCAGACAGAGGTGGTTTGGTCGCTGATCATGGT